TCTTATTCGTATTAACACTATCTAATATCTGTACGTTAAAAGGACTACGTTTGTTTAAATCCTCTGATGTAAATATTCTGCTGTCATTTAATACAATAGAACGTTTCTTACCGTTCAAGTAACTAAAACGTTCTATAATGTCATAACTATCGTTGTCAGATTTAGCACTAAGAATATCAATATCGTACAGTTTATGTATGTTTGCAAAGTTAAACTGCTCACTGCGTTTAGTAGGCAATCCTTCTTCTTTTAATGTTAGTAGGTTATTTTCGTAAGTCTTTTTAAACTGTGGAAGTATACTAGACCAATAAGCATGTGGTAAGTCATCTATAAATTTATTAGACGTTACATACTCGAAGTAGTCATTTAGTTTATAAAATTCTTCTACGTTTGCTTGGGGCATTAATATTGTTTGCCCAAATAAAGTTTTATACACCTTCGAACCCATCATTAAAAATCTTATCTGCTAATGATTGATCTCCAACTAATGCCCCGTCTTTTTGTAATACAATAACAGCATCAGGCTTTAATCCGGAAATTAGTTTGTCGTAATGTGTTATTACAACAAGGGTGTTTTCTTCTGTGCGCCAAGCATTTAGTTCTGATGTCAATGCTTTAATGCCGTCTACGTCTAGTCCACTGTCTGGTTCGTCTAACATGGCTAACTTTGTATTCATCATTAGCATTTGAATTAGCTCGTTCTTTTTCCTTTCACCACCACTAGCATCTGTGTTAAGATTACGTTTGTCCCAATCATCAGGCAAGCCCAATGTGTTAGAAAGTTCTTTAAACTGGTCTAAACTGTCTTTAATCTCAGTCACTTTAATATTAGTTGCTTGTTTAATAAACTGGAAGTTACTTAAACCTGGAATACTTATTGGTGCTTGGAATCCTACAAACATACCTAGTCTAGCACGTTCGTCTGTTTCTAGTGTGTTAATATCGCTACCTAAAAAAATTGCAGATCCACTAACAGTTGGCAATCCAGGTTTACCCATTAGGCTGTGTACCAGTGTACTTTTACCTATTCCGTTACTGCCCATAATAACATAAGTCTTGCCAGCTTCAAATGTGAGGCTAACGTCTTCAAAGATGTTTTCAACTGTATAATTTTTTAATTTTAGCATGTGTGTATTGTACTATCTTAGTTATGTATTGTCAACGTTTATCCTACTGCTCCTTCTAGTGTTACACTTAATAGTTTATTTGCTTCTGCGGCAAATTCTAATGGTAACTTTTGGAATACATCTTTGCAGAATCCGTTAACAACAAGATTCATAGCATCATCTTCGCTGAGACCTCTACTTTGTAAATAATATAATTGATCTTCACTAATCTTTCCGGCACTTGCTTCATGCTCTATCTTAGCACTATTATTCTGGCTTGTGATGTAAGGGATAGTTAATGCTCTACTGTCTTGTAACATTAAACTATCGCACTTAGTAAAGTTCTGAGCATTGTGGGCACCACGATTAACTTTAACTGAGCCTCTATAAGTGTTTGTACTATCTCCAAAACTAATGCCTTTGGATATAATCGTACTCTTAGTGTTCTTTCCAAGGTGTATCATTTTAGTTCCAGTATCTGCTTGTTGCTTACCTTGGGTAACTGCAACACTAAAGAACTCACCAATACTACCATCGCCTTTAAGTATACAACTTGGATACTTCCATGTGATAGCACTACCAGTTTCGACTTGCGTCCAACTTACTTTACTGTCTACACCTTTGCACATGGCTCGTTTGGTTACGAAGTTATAAACTCCTCCCACACCATTCTCATCACCAGCATACCAATTCTGTACTGTACTGTACTTGATCTCTGCTCTGTCATGGGTTACGAGCTCCACAACAGCCGCATGTAGCGTGTTCTCATCATACGCTGGTGCTGTACAGCCTTCTAAGTAACTAACATAACTGTCTTTGTCTGCTATAACAAGTGTACGTTCGAACTGTCCTGTGTTCCGGGCATTGATTCTAAAGTAAGTGTTTAACTCCATGGGACATTTAACGCCGGGTGGAACGTATACAAATGTACCGTCTGTGAACACCGCAGAGTTCAGTGTGGCAAAGTAATTGTCAGTGTATGGTACAACTGTGCCTAAATATTGCTTAACTAGTTCTGGATGGTCTTGTACTGCTTCGCTGATACTACTGAATATAATACCGTGTTTCTTTAATTCTGCTTGGAATGTTGTAGCAATACTTACACTATCAAATACTGCATCAATAGCTACTAATGGTATGTCGCCCTTACTCTTTTTTGGTTCTATCTTCTTTGATTCTAATCCCATTAATGCATCACGCTCATGTAATGGCACACCTAACTTTTCAAACGTATCGAAAATCTCTTGTGGGATATCGCCTTCTTCAAAAAACTTGGGAGCCGAGTAATAACTGAGTGCTTGGTAATCGATAGGCACATAAGTTAACTCACTCCAATCGGGTTCGACCATACCTACCCATTTCTTAAATGCTTTTAATCTGAAGTCCAATAACCACTCCGGCTCTCCTTTAATAGCACTAATTTTTCTTACAGTTTTTTCGTCTAGCCCTGGTGGTAAACTTTCAGTTTCTACCTTAGTATCAAAGCCTTGTTCGTATTTTGAAGTGTTAAGGTTATCGATACTCATCCTATTCTTTCAACTTTAAGTTGTAAAGGATGCCCTGATGCCCTAGATACTGTAATTGCCTCCGCACACTTTTGTTCAGCAATTTCTGAGTTGTACGATCCTACAATAGCGTGTCCATCTGTATGCACAGACTGAGTTAATGTTTTTGCTGTAGTAATGTTTTTGTTAAATATCTCTATTAATAATTTTATAACAAACTCTACAGGAGTAAAATCATCATTGTATATAACAACATTAAACCTAGAAGGATACCGAAGTTCTGTGGATGTTCTTGTCTTTACTGCCTCTTTAGCCATGTGTTACCCTTGCTCTGTGTGGTTAAATAGTATTATACACTAGTTATTACTATTATGCAACCTTTATGGAACAAATTGACTGTAATAGTAGGTAGCAGTTAAATTACTACTACCCACATATTTATCAACAAAATTAAGATATTTTAATTTTTTGCGGTTTCATCGCTTCAGGAACATTTCTCTCTAGCTGGACTCTTAGTAAACCATCTTGTAGTTTAGCATCTTTCACTTCAACATACTCTGCAAGTTTGAAAGTTCTAATGAAATTTCTCTCTGCAATGCCTTTGTGTAAGAATTCAGTTTCTTTAATATCTAGTACATTTGAAGTACCATGAATTTTGAGAGTACCATCTTCAAGTTCAATTTCGATATCTGATTTTTTAAATCCTGCAATAGCAAGAGTAATCTCATAGACGTCGTCTTTGGTCTTGGTGATGTTATAAGGCGGATAGCCTGTTCCGTTTTGTGAAAATGACGGGTCGTTGAAAAACTGTTCTGCCATTCTGTCAAAACCGACGCTCATTTTATATAGTGGGGATAGTGAATCGGATGTGATTCTGATCTGCTTATTCATAATTTTCTCCTTTTAAAAAGCAAGTTAATTTCTATCTCTTTCTTTTTAAACCCATATGGCGAATAAAAAGAACGCGGAGTAGAGCGGCATTCGTTAGTGTGTGTCCTGTCGCCCTATTCTACTTGGTAATCTTCTTCGTGTCTTATACTGTTGCCATTATAAGCCGTTTGTTGGTTACCCCGGTGTTTTAGTAGTTATTCTTCTTACCATTCGGTTTGTTTCACTTACGGTCCTTGCGGGCCACCGATCTACTTACCTTGTGTAGGAATCCTTTCCTTTAAAACAACAATTTGAATTTACAGTAGGTCCTTGTTTCTTACGATTCTTTTTCCCTTGCATTTCCAAATTGCAAAGTTATTTATGCAACTTATATAATATATAATGCTTTTTTGGTAAAAATCAAGTCTTTTTTTGCATTATTCTTAAGTTTTTCTTTTCAAAATACATTCTGACATAGGTTTTTCGCACAATTGCAAAGATAGTAAAGACGGATGTTAAGAACACCGATGTCCAAAATATCCTATCACCTTCTCTTTCTAATACCAATAAAAAAGTTCTATTTGCTATGTATAGCAATATCATGTTTAGCGGGAAGTTTATAATTAATGCTAACATTGTGTCTTGTACTGATTCTTTAAATGCTCTATCTCTACTTTTGTTCTTGCTCACCTTCGGCCTCTCCCATTTTCCTCATACCTTGTTCTATGTATGGACCCAAATTAGTAATTGGGAATTTGTTTAAAAATTTTAATTCAAATACCATTCTTTCTTCTTTAGTCATCGGTCTTTTGTTTGCTCTAACTGTTACATTAATACAAAATGTATGTGTAGGGGAGGCTGTCAACATTATATCTCCGGTTTGATCGCCAAGCCAAGGATTGCCCCAGTTCATTTCAAATACATGAGGTATATTATTGTCAACGAACCATGCTTTAAAAGGAGCAATGGCTTCATTCACACCTACCTCAGTTACCCATTCATAGTCTGCATCGTCGTTACACGGAGCACACACTATCAAATGCGACTGTGTGGGATCCGAGTTCTCGTGAATACTCTTACTAAGAAAGTTTTGCTTTTCTTTCATCGTAAGTTACTAAGCCGCTACCCTGTACCGCTGATATGCATTAACGTTTTCTTGTGCAGTGGTCCACTCAAGATTAATTGGATTATAGTTTAGGTGATTGTGATCTTTATGATTAACCTGCCAAATTTTTCTAAGCATAGATTTTACACTTCGAGGAGTTCTTTTCCAGGCTGATTCAGTAATGCCTACTGGAACAGGAAGAGTAGGATTTAGTGTTTCATGTACTGCAATATGTTGTGTAATGAATTTGTAGCCGCCTCCAGGATTTACTATTTGACTCGCCGGGTATGGGCTTTTGCCGCTTACACCAAAACTCATCATCTTCCAAGGGCCTCTCTTTTTACTGTATATTTCACCAGTTTTCTTATGTACACCGTAGTAAGGATATTTTTCTTGATTGTATATTAGTGGCGTTTGAATTTGGGTGTCTATACTCATCTTATCGTGCCTCTGTTTAGTTTGATTGTAGTAAGTTGCCTTACCTAAACTATTATACTTCTATTAAGGAAGAAGTCAACCTATTCTTTTAAATTTGCTATTCTTTCTAAAAGTCGATCTACTTCAGGATCATTAAGATGTCCTATTACATCATTAGTAATTTCAGTATCATAACATAGTTGATCGTCTTTTAATACTGCTACTTCCCATAAACCTCTCTTCCCGCCATAAGAACTAGTATGCTTAATTACACTGGCACCATAACCATTACGGAATGTATACAGTTTCTGTCTGCCGGTTCTGAAAGACTCGTTTAAATCGACGTCTTCATACTTTATTATTCTTTCGTCAGATCGTCGCATTAGTTTGTTTAAACTCTGGATAGCTCTCACCATTCTGAGATGCTTTATAGGCTACTTTAACCCACGCATTATACTCAGGTGTGGAAAGAATATGCATACCTTCTGCAGGATCATAATGAGTATCTAACTTATTACGTTCGGCGTATGTAATCCAACCTTTGCCTTTGACTCGGGTAAGATCTTCGACAGAAACTTTGTAGCGATTTCCAAAAGCATCTTCTACATACATGGTCTTTTTTATAGGACCTGTTGCGTAGTTTGCTTCGGCACTACTAGTACGAGTAACCTTTGAAATTAACGGTTCAACAGGATGTCTATAAAATCCTTCTTTGAATCGTGGTTTATCAATACATTCTTTGAGAGCATGTTCGATCTCCATTCCGATGTATTGTGTGTATGTTTCTCCAATCATAATTTTCTCCTAAAATTCCTTATGCATCAATGTTGCGTTCATGTCGCGTACTGTTATTACTTTGTCCTCGCATAACTGTATGAGCTGTGGTTCAGAAGGAATTGCGTCGCTCCCCTTCTCTCTCACAATCCAACCATGCCTACAGTTAGGTCCGGGTAGATTGTTGTCATCAAACCATATCTTGTTTGCTATCATAATTTTACTACTAGAACTCGTGAACGCCAAGTACCCCTGGGTTTATCCATTCTGCAAACAATCCGTTACTGTCAAGTATATCAACTACAGCTTGGTTAACACCAAATAGTCCGAAATCCATTTGGTAATAATCTGCCCACAAAATGTCATAATTGTCTTCTCCACTAATACGGAAGAAACGTTCGTCACCGTAATCGTCTCCTTCAAATACTGGGCAACCTAATTTTTTTAAGGCAGTGAATGCTTTTTTATAATTCCGTTGCATTATGCAACCGCCTCTTTCTTTTCTTTATAGTCTTTCATGGCTTCTTCAATCATCTCACGGTACTCGCCCATAAGAGACCAACCATTATAGTCACCTGATGCTTGAATATCAAATCCATAGCCTAGCCTTTCTTGTTTGGCCGGTTCACCATATTTGTTATTATGACTATATGAAACTTGAGTAACAGGTCCAAACACTACTTTATAATATTTCTTCTCGTAGTAGTCGCCTCTCTTGTCACCGTGTAACCAAAAAGTATCCTCTTTACCTTGTACTGGTGTCATTATAGCACCTGTACAATATTTAAGAAACTTTTTAAGATCTGTCGTGTCTTGATATTCTGTAGCAAGAACAGTTGTATTTCTATTTTTAACCATATTTTTTTTGTTTTTTACTTAACCTATATACATATTATAGCATCATATAGACATTTGTCAACCTTTTTACCACGAATTTTGGTAAAAATTCTGTATTTCAGTCAAAAAAATGCCCCAAACGGATGTAAGGGGCACTTAGTCTAAGCTACCTTAGAAGGATTTGCTGATTCTAACGACAAATGCGTTTTCATCAACTGCATTGGATCCACTGTCTGCTGTGAAAGCAACATAACTAACTGAAGCTTTAAAGTCGCGAGGCAACTCCAAATTTCTGCTAATTGTGATGTTATCACCGACAGTATCCAAGGTACCATACGACACATCAACAAAGTCCATTACGTTATAACTGACTAATGAATAGTCAAGATAATCGTCACGTCCAATTGTATGTGAGAGCGTAAGGTCGCCGAACATTCCAACTACTGTATATTCAGAGCCATCTAAAGATGAATCTCCTCTATAAGAGTAGTCTGTGTATTGAACGCCTACAGAAATATTATCACTTAAATCGTGTTTGTATCCTGCATACATATCAATCTTTGCATCAGCTGTACCGCCTGCAAAGTCGACTTCGCCAACCCATGCACCAGCATAAGCACCGTTCTCTAAACCTAAATCAATAGATCCAAAAGCGAAACCGCTACCTTGTGTTTGAGTCTGTCCTCTGAAAATATAGTCATTTCCATATCCTATACTTCCGTCAAAAGATGCCGCTTTGGCACCAAACGCCATTAACGATAGCAATAAAACCACTGCTATTTTAAATGCGTTATCAATGTTGAATAATTTTTTCATTATATTCCTCCTTTTTTTATGCTTTTGGTTTTAAGCAGAAAAGAATATCTCTGCCTTTTGCCAAAGCATTGTTATATTATACTTGTTTTTGCATACATGTCAAGCATTTTATAATTTTTTTTGGGAGATAGGATTGAATATTAAAGGAATTTAGCATATCTACAAGGTTTTTAAGTCATAAAAAAAGCGCCGAATGGCGCTTTTAATATATCGTAATTACTTACGAATTAGCCATAGCTTTATAACCAGCGGCAATTACAGCTCTTGAAGGCGTACCTAATCGATACACGTTTCTTGAACGGTTTTTAGCATCAGTTACTGTATTCAAGTAGATTGGAAATCCTTTGAATCGTAGTGATTGAATTACTGCTTGTGGGTTACCAGCACCAAAAAATGATTTGATTTGTGCTGAAGATAAAGTTCTGCCTTCTTGCAAAGCATGTAGAACTTTTTGCTCTTTGGTTAGAGCGACTGTTGATGTAGTCATATGACCTCCTAAAGGTTTTTTTACATTAACGTTAAGGATTATCCTTAACTTGTATACTATTATACAGGTAATAGATTCAATGTCAACCTTTTTTTAAGATTTGTTACTAGTATACGTTTTTAATAACACGTTTGCGTAACGAAGTACTACTAAAACTATGGTCTCTACCGTTGTATACAATCTTGCAACCACGTTGCTTGGCTATATTTTTACCAGTAAAGTCTTTAATTTTGTACTCATCTCCTAAAATTCTAACATTAATAGGTAACGTTAGTAGTAGGTCGGTTAGGTCTTGTTCAGTATTGTAAATAACAATTTCATCTACATACTTTACAGCCGCCAATTGTATTTGTCGTTCAACAATACTTTGTACGGGCTTGTTCTTTTCGGGGCGATCCTCAGTAGGGTCATTTTGTAATCCTACTATTAAATAATCACAGTGATGTTTTGCTTCTTCTAGCATTGTAATATGTCCCGCATGTAGTAAATCAAATGTACTACATGTGAAACCTATTATACCACAGTCTTTATAATCAAGTTTCATTTTATGCGAAGTCCTTTAACATTTTTTTAATCTCTAAAGCATGTTGTTCTTCCTGCCCTATCTGTCCACGTGCATACTCTTCTAAGTAAATGCTTGAGTCTACTACTTCTTTTAATAGGTTCTTATACAAGCCAACTGCATGTAATTCATGTTCTAAACTTTCTTGTAGTATTGTTATTATACGGTGATCGTGCGATTCTTTAATCTTTGCTATTACTTGACTAGGGTGTCCGTCTAATCCTGTAATAAGTTCGCCAGCCTGTAAGGCATGTAATAAACTCTCATTTGCTTGTTCTTGTAGGAATTGTACAATAGGAATTCTGTACGGGCCTGTTACCATTAACGAACTGTGTGCGTATCTAACAACACCAGCCATCTCATATTCCACTATCTCATTAAGTATCTTGCATACTTTATTCGTGTCCATCTCTAGCATTTCCATTTATTCTCCGTCGTAATAATTTAAACGTTCTATATCATCTTCAGACGTTTCTTCACCGTACTGTATCTCTATAATATGACATGGCTTATCAGTTTTATTTACTATTTGATGCCACTCTGTTGCTCTAACTGTATGCGATTGATTTGTTTTAAGTAAATAGTATGTAAAGTGTTCCGGGTGCTCAGTATCAATTCCGTGCTTTACTTCACACTCTCCTTTGCTTATAAACCATATCTCATCTCTCTTAAAATGTCTTTGGTAACTAATACCTTTGCCTGGTTCTATTACTAACTCTTTAACTCTTACTGTTCCGTCTTGAAACAAGTCGCTAAACTCGCCCCATACTCTGCGTTCAGTTGGATGTTGCCATTCTTTAAGTATCCAACTACTACTGTTGGACTTATTTTCACTGCCAACACCAAATTTAAATTCTATTCCCTCGACTTCCATCTCTGGTATGTTTTCTTTTGTACGGTCTCCGCCATTACAAAATATAATCTCGTCATTACTGTATGCCTTCTTGGCTTGTTCTATTGCGGTAATGCAAGTGCCATCACTATCATCAAAACCCCAAACAGTATCTACCATCTCCAGTCTTTCAATAATTTCTGCCCTTTCTTCAAATGGCATAAAGGGCCTGCCTTTTTTTCTAGTAAGCCAATCATCGCTGTTTAGTGCTACAATTAATTTGTCTCCCAATTGAGACGCCGCTGTTAAGTAAGCGATATGTCCGCTATGTAAGGGATCAAACCCTCCACTAACCATGCTTATCCTCACGAATGTAAAGGACCGGCTTTACGGAGTTGAATTTGTAATCTCGCCTTCGCAAGTGCATGTTTTCTTACTTTGCTTTTATTTTTCATCCATTTAGTTCCAGTAGGCGCATACTGTTGTTGTTGTCCAGAGGCTTCCATATCACGAACACGTTTGTTCCAACGCTTCTTTGCTTGGTCTTTCATACGTTTTCTTTTCTGGCTTGGTTTCTCATAATATTGTAGTTTAGACATAGTCTTCTGAAACTCAGCTCTTTCTAAACGCTTCTTCAATACTCTCAATGCTTTACCAACATCTCCATTCCTAACTTCAATACCCGGATTGTAGGCGTCCATATAGTGTGAGTCTGACTTCTGTCTGTCATCACGTCTTCTAGAATTAAAATCTCTAGTATACGTTTTATTATTCTTGTTGTTATCTCTATTATAACCCACTTTTACCTCTATGTTTAATTTTATAGTGCTTATCTATTTCACTAGTCCCATTAGTATACACAAATACAGGGTGCATGTCAACCGTTATAGGATACTTACTAAATATAACTTGTTGGACACTTTGCTGTTTTAATGCTGGAGCCCTAAACATTATATTATGTAGACTGTTTTCTACAATGCTTTTTAGTCCTCTTGCCCCAACTTTATTCTTTACAGCAATCCCGGCTACATCTTTAAGATATTGTTCCTCAAACTGTAATTCTATTTCATCTAATTCTAGTAATTTCTTTACCTGTGTGATACAACTTGATTTGGCATTAGTTAATATGTTAAACATATCATCTTCATCTAAATCTTCTAATCCCACAATGTTAGGTAATCGACCAGCAAACTCTGGAATTAATCCATAGCTGATAATATCTTCATGTTCTACATGGTCTAACCAATTTTGGTCTGTTCCTTTACTATAAACTTTTTGATTGAATCCTATAGACCCTTTCTTTAATTTTTTGTTTACAATCTTGTCTAACCCTACAAATGCTCCTCCTACTATAAACAATACGTCTTTAGTATCGAATTCAATAAAGTCGTCCATACGTTTTGAACCGTTAACTGAAATTTTTACAGTAGTTCCTTCTATCAGTCTTAGGAGTGCTTGTTGTACACCCTCTCCACTAATGTCCTTTGTATTGGTGTTAGACTCACTGCTACGAGCTTTCTTATCAATCTCGTCTATAAACACGATGCCCTTCTGTGCTTTATCTACATTCCAATCACATGTATTAAGTAATCGTTCGATTACACTCTCTACATCTTCTCCAACGTATCCTGCTTCAGTAAGTGTAGTTGCATCTGCTATAGCAAATGGTACGCCTAACATTCTAGCAAGTGTTTGTACTACTAGTGTTTTACCTGTACCTGTACTACCTATTAATAATACGTTACTTTTTTCAATGCTGTCTTTGTCATCGCTGTAATATGTTTTCTTGTAATGATTATATGCACATACACTTAGTATTTCTTTTGCATAGTCTTGGCTAATTACATATTCATCTAAATAGTCTTTGATTTCTTGTGGGGTAGGTATATCCTCCAGTTCCATGCTTGGATTAGTATCGTAATCCTCGTTAATAATTTTATGGCTTATACTTACACACTCGTTGCAAATATATGAATTAGGTCCTGCTATTAGCTTTCGTACATCATGTCGCTTCTTACCGCAAAAACTACATTCTAAGTTACTATCTTTATTATTTGACTTATTATCTGACATTATTTTGTGGTATACCTCATGTTGTCTGGATCTGGTTTATCATCTTCGTCTCTTGGTAATGGTATAGCCCAGAACCCCAAGTTTTTCAATTGACGATTAACATCTTCTTCACTACTCTTTGTAAGCATATTTAATATTTCTTCCTCAGTATACCCTTCTTTATTGAACTCGCTTTCGGACATAATCCTAGCGGCTTCAATTAAATTATTAGCATTAGCTTTTTCAACAACAGAAGGCATAACCGCTAACTTCTTTTCAAGTTCTTCTATCTTACTATTATCTGTCCTAACTACAATTCGCTCTGGTCCTGGGACTTGGACAATTCGCTCTGGTCCCAAATCTTTATAGATTGTCGTTTCGACAATTCGCTCTGGTCCTGGGACTTCGACAATTCGCTCTGGTCCTGGGACTTCGACAATTCGCTCTGGTCCTGGGACCTCTTTAGTAACCACGACTTCCTTCTCGATTTCGACCGGCTTCTCGACAATCTTTTCAACGACTTTTTCAACTTCTACCTCCTTAATAACTTCTACTGGGATCTCAACTTCTACTATTTTCTCAACTTCTACTATTTTCTCAACTTCTACTATTTTCTCAACTTCTACTATTTTCTCAACTTCTACTATTTTCTCAACTATTTTCTCTACTTCTTTCTCTATTATAACTTCTTTAGGCTTATCACTCAAGAGTTTTAATGTCTTTTCATATTTTTTATTTAAGGATTTAAGACTATCTTCTAGTCTTTTTTTTTGGAGGCGCTTTCAGCAATTGCTGTCGCGGCATCATCAGATGCTACTTGTTGTGCTAAACGGTCTGCAACTAGTTGGTCTTTTAAGTGATTAACTTGATCTTCTAACTGTTCTTGCATTCCATCGTCTTCTACAACATCGCCCAAATCTTTATTATCCCATTCCTGTTCTAATTCATTTGGTGGTGGAGGCTCTGTTGGTGTTGGAGGTGTTGGAGGTGTTTGTTCTAAGTTAATACCATAACGTATTAATGTTTGGTTAGCCGCCAAGAGCAACATAACTGCTAATGGGTCAAATACAACTACAAGCAATATAATAAACAAACGTATTGCATCATCTAAAATGTCTGCAGAACTTGAACCATAAATTAGTTCTGCAACATATTTGATTGGGCCTATTTCTTTTTCTAAATCTCTAACTACTTGTTCTGCTACAAACTGTTCTTCTCTAATCAAAACTATGTCTTCGTATATTACATCAATCTCGTTATTGTATTCATCTATCCTTATAATGTTTGCATCTTGGTCAGCACTACTGTTTTCACGTAACTCGTTTATTTCTATATTAGCACCATCTATATCATTCTGTGCTTGTTCTCTATATCTATCTATATTTGCTTGTTGTGAATTTATATCTGTTTGGGCAACAGTCCTTAGCCTTTCTTTTTCTGTTTTTATATCATCACGGTCGTCTGCCTGTGTTATTCGTAACTGATCTGCTTGTTCACCATAGTCTATAGTTTCTGTTTCTGCACGTCTAAAGGCTCCTCCAGCATCTGTTTCAATAACTTCGACACCTCTATTTCTTAAATCCGCTTCTGCTTGGTCTAATGTTCCTAGTCTTGTATCTTGTGATGCTAGGTCAATTCTTAATTGTTCCCTGATGTCATCTATTTGTCCTTGTGCATAATCTATATCGCCCTGAACTCTATCCCATGCACCATCTCTTATTGCTACTTGTTGGGAGATACTTTGTGTGTTATCTATGCCTGTATCACTTTGTATTCTTTCAATACGTTCGTCTATTAAAAAAATCTTATTGTTTTCACGTTCTATTTCATTTTCTAGTCTTTCTACTATTGCAAATGCATCAGCACTATTACCTGATACTTCTTGGTGGGCTTTAGACAAGTAACCAAATATACCTATGCTTGTTATAAGCATTAGGAATACCACTGCAACTGATAGATAAAATTTGGTTAGGAAAGCAGTTTCTTTCCAATACCGATAAAGCCAACTAACTGTTACAAGTTTACCTATTTCCAGGGTGCCTGCCATCACAGCAATACTCAATGCCGCTCCTTGAAAGAACGTCATAAGACCCACTATACTAAACCAAGCGGCAACTCCGGCAATGGCTAAAGCAGTAAATAATGTAAGTAAACCGAATAGCATATGATATATTTATCTAATGCTAAATACTAATATGGAACTTAATTGGACCCACAATAGAGAACTGCGTGAGCTAACATGCATTATAAACGACCGGCTATGGTATACGTCTATTAACGGCGGTAATACTATAATTAAACATTATTTTGAAGCAGATATTTGTAATCAAACAATCCTAGAGTTAACAATGGAGCATGATCCATGGGCTGACGAAAAGTTTTGGTTATCAGAAAATTATCCAGAACTAGGGCAGTATAGCCCTATTGATATAAAAGATGAGTTGCAAGAACAGTGGATGGTCAAACATAACTGGCAATCTGCTATGCCGTTATTTGGAATAAGCAGTGATGGTGAGTATCTAGACCGGCTTCAACGTACTTCTGCTGTACAAGAAGGCAGAGACATGACAGATTACTATCAAAATGATTCGACAAAAACTTGGATTGAAGAAGATTTAGATGGCAATTTTTATAAACGAGAATGGTCAGACGAAAACAATAGTTTCTACAATATTCAACCTTGTTGTGTATTTCCGTACAATCCAGGACGAACACCGATTAGTAAGTCCGAAGCAGAAGAAATAAAAGCATTAAGTGGATTGATCTAAGTAGACAAAGCTGAACACTCTCGATCGCTACCCTAACATCCCCTATACATGGCTGTTGCATAGTGCTAATACTGGCACTAACTATTTTAGTGAATTGGTCGGAGTAGATGGATTTGAACCACCGACATCTACGTCCCAAACGTAGCGGTCTACCAGACTGACCTATACTCCGAGTTTTTATTTATCCTAGTTTAAGTGTGGTGGGCCAGTTTTCATAGGACATACTATTACTTACTGGCTATCTACACAAGCGAAATCTCGCCTTTTTGTGTGCCTTAACTCTTTGGGATTTCTTGCCCCTCAAGCGTTATCACACCCGCTCTTTTGTTTGTCCCGATATATCAAAATTTCTGACAATATGTCACTGACAATCAAGGCTATCAACTCTAAGGCTATTTAGTTTATCAAGGTCCAAGCCAACGTTGACCTTGCGATTTGTTTTTGTTGTTTAAAGTCTGTACAAAACGAGCGTCAAAACGCAAAAATCGGACTATCGAAACTCTAAAGGCATTAAACTGCAAAAAGGTCTTCGTTATCTTCTCTGTGACCTTCTCTATATGCCATGTTAGTTTGTGTTTCACGAACTTCTACTCTAAAACACCATAGACGTTCTGCTTCTGATGGACCCCACATGTCTGGAATATAAACTCCATTAACATATTTGTATAACTGATCGGCCAATCCTTCACAACCAAGTTTTGGAAGTTCTATTACTTTTGCAATGCCAAGTTTGTTGGCTTCCAAATACCAATCTTTATGGGGATCATCTTCTGCTACTAATAATGTATGATCGAATTGATCTTGTAAAAATCCTTTTAAATCTCTAAGACCGCCATAATCTGCTACCCAGTTACGAACATCTAAATTATTCGCACCAAAGTAAAACTTCATGCTAAAACTATAACCATGAATAATATTACAGTGACTATCAGCTCTCCATTGACGATATGCTACTGGAAACTGATCCACGTATTCTTTTGTGCTTACATATTTATAATTCATTTTTATCTCTTATAGACTTACTATTTTAGATGTTTGTTTTCTATAGCCCTTTGCAACTTCTTCCATTGTAGGCGCCATAGTCATAATATGAGTTTGGGTAATTTTAGCTGATGCCTCTGGGTCCAAAGTCATCATATACGGCATTAACCCGAAGCCTTTTTCACTACGTCCAACAATTAGTGGCTGTTCAATAACCACATAACCTTTGGATTCTAATTCATCTTCTTTGAGGGTGCCGACTAGCTCTTCGCCAGTGCTGAGTCTTAACGAAACTATCTCACCTTTCTTTACTACATTCACTAACATAAAGGATTCCTAATATTTAATAGTATTATAACTTACTATTTAGACTATGTCAAGAAAATTCTTTAATTATATTGGTAAAATATTTTATTCGTTTAAACTAATCCGGCTTCTTCTTCAGTCAATTGAATAAAGCCTTCTCTGATTAATTTTTTTCTATTAGCCATGTGCTTCACTTGGATTTCTTCTTTACTGCCTCCAAAATAAGCAACTGCATGTCCTTCTTCAACTAAGATGTCTGTTACCATTCTGTGTTTACCATTGTGCTCAACAGTAAAATCGCCTAAGATACGACCAAACTTCCCTTTCATATCTTCGCCTTTCTTATTAATTTGTGTATGCAGAATTGGTCCTGATCTGCCGCCGATCATTTCTTTCAATCGTTTTGCACTGGCTTTTCCAAACTTCTTTTCAACTTTATCTCTAGTTCTGCTTTCCGGAGTGTCTATACCCATAAGTCTAACTCGCTCATCTCTTAACATTATTCCAAATCCTAAATCGATATCTACGTCTACTGTGTCTCCATCTATAACTTTCAGGACTTTACACCTATACTCGTACATTATTACTCCTTGTAATTACCGGATAATCCCGGAATTGTACAACCTCCATCCTACTGGGATTGTATAAGAAGTATTTATCGTTTAAGTGTAGTTTTAATCGGTCCTAACAAGAAACGTATGGTTTTCTATAACGGTTGTTGTTGGGTAAATTGTACTCCAGCTGGGCGTTGAAATATTATGATTATAATAATGTGTTGCACCGCCTGAAACATCTCTGCTCCAGCCATCCATTGCCATGATTGAAACTTCTACGCTTCTTCTCCAGTCACGCATGTTGGCTTCAATAACTTTTCCTTGTCTCGGATCTTGTCTGTATTGCAATTGTGGTAAGTCTTTTTTGCCATCACAATACCAACTAAACTGACACCTATCTCTAATCACACGGTCTTCCCATATTTTTGCTTGTAACACCACACCACAAATTGTGTTAGGGTATTTTTCATGTTCAGCTCTATTCAATACTACATGAGCTACTGCTGTTTTGCCTTTCCAGCCTTCACCCCTTGCTTCGTAATAAACGTTTAACGCCATGCAATACGTTTCTTCAACATTTTGTACGTCCATGGGAGCATTTCCCACCATCATAGACAACATTATTGTTTTAGCCGATGTTAATATAATTTCGAACATAATTCTACCTAGTTAGTTATATGCATATATTATACTTTAAAATGTGGTGTATGTCAAGAACTTAAACCGACTAGTTTAAGTATTTACTCATTAAGATTTGTCTACAAATGGTATTCTAGAGGCTTTTTCGAACGCTTCATCTCTAGTATAGTTAACGGTTTCATGCCCTTCCATCGGTGGTTTTACCTTTGTAATTACAGGGGCACCAATTCGGCTCATATCTTCATTAAATTGTAGCCATCGACTGTCTTCAGGTTTTAACTTTCTGTCACTCACTATTGCGTCTACCGGACACTCGGGTTCGCATATTGCACAATCAATACAAATATCCGGATCTATTACTAACATATTTTCTAATTCGAAAAAACAATCTACTGGGCAAACAGCAACACATGGTGTCTCCTTACAATCTACACACTCTCCCTTTACAACGTATGTCAATCTATTACTCCTGTCATTTAACTAAAATATACCATTATTTAACCAAAATACACCATAACTCGTCTATTCATTGGTAATAATGTAAATATTATTAACTGTTTGTATGAACCAGTTGACAAGTACAATATTGCACCGCTCATCAAGACGTGCTACATAGATAAGGAACTATGTTCCGCAAACAGTCAACAACTGTAGAGTCCGGACGCGGACTCTAGTTAACTGGGGGCTGGATTTTTAGCCTTAGCTTCGCGTTGGCAACTAAATAAGTGCTATGGAATACGATTATTTACTAGCATGTGGAGATAGTTTTACCGAAGGGTGCCAAGACATTATAGGCAACGGTCCAGAAGGTACTTGGCCCGGTATTGTTGCCAAGCATTTCAAAATACCATTTTCTAATATAGCTAGAGGCGGTGCAAGTAATACAGAAATAGCATTACAACCGTTACAATCCGGCATACCCGAGTTTGCTAAAGCAAAACACCCATTAATAATATTCGGATTAACAATGCCTCATAGATTGCCTTACTTTAAGCCAAATAAGGGAGTAATTCATAGTCATTACAGTATATTGCCAGAACACCTGGATGAGGGCGATGTTAGGTATTTAAAAAAGTTTGCTTTGGATATGCTGAATACATATTATCCCGATATGGATGATACCGAGATACGTCAGCGGAGTAGTTGCGATGAACCTCATGAAGGCATAGATGGATATTTGTTTGCTACTCAGCAATCTATAAAAATTATGATGCAATATAAAATTATCAATCCTAATGCAGAAGTTATGTGGGGATGGATACATAATAGTGATCCTAAAGATGTAGTTGATAGAAAACTATTACTACCTTATAGAGACTATTGCTTTAATAAACATTCAGGTTGGTTGCCATTACAACACTTGACCGACGAAGACGAGAAGTACTGGCTAAAAGCAAATGATCATCACCCTAATGAAAGAGGCATACAACTGTATGCTGATTTTTTTATACAACTACTAGAGAACAATAATGGATTTTGATGGAATAATTGCGTGTGGCGATAGTTACACAAATGGACCGGTCTATGAATCCGAAGATTTAGTGCTAAAGCATATTTCGACAGTACGTGAACCACAGAATGCTTGGCCCGTCTTCTTAGCAAAAGAACTAAATGTGCCATGTGTTAATTTGTCTAGGGGTGGTGCAAGTAATACAGAAATATCGTTGCAACCGTTACAAACTACAAGTACATTTAAAAAACCTTTAATGATATTTGGATTCACTATAGATATTCGCTATCCATTTTTTGGTAAAGATGGAAAAATATCGAGTCTAAACGGTATGCGAGATAGTGACTTTGAACTGGAAGACTCTCTGAGAGAAAATCAAGTAACACTTGCTAAGGATTACATGCAACGATTTTTATTACCTACTAAAGGGAATGGTTACACTGGCATGGACAACTTATTTGTTGAATCTGTGAAGAGAGTAATGAACTACGAAAAAATTAATACTAATGCTACTGTGATATGGGGCGACATACATAGCCAATATGTATATGAGGAGCATAGAAGTCCAGGTCTAAAAAAGCACTTTACTAATAAAACTATGTCACGTTGTTTTAATAGTGTCACTGATTGGTTGCCATTACAACAATTAAGTACGTCAGAAGACCACGGCTTTCAGGTATCAGCTACTGACTCCCACCCCAACAAGTATGGATGTCAGCGGTATGCTGAGTATATACAAAAATTTATTGCTAGTATAAGCTGATTAACTGCCAATAGGCATAAATACAATTGTAGAAAGTTTACAGACTTCTATATAATCGATTATGTAAATACGTTGGAGTAACGAAATGGCAGATATAAATAATTTCTCGTTAAAAGGACTAGGCAATTTAGTACAGTTTGGAAAACGCGGATTAAAAATCTTAACAGACACTACAGATGACTATTTTAAGTTCACAGACAATGATGGATCAACATTAGTGGAAGTAAGAGGCGCCAATGCTTCAGTTGCTTCAGCTTTCCTTACTAAAGGACAATTTGATACCGCCACCAATGCTGTTGCTCAGTACGTCAGTACTGAACTAGCATATAACAGCGGCTCAACTACTTTATTTGAAATACCTTCGGGATCAATGGTATATGGAGTAACAATTGATGTTGGTAGCCCATGGGTAAGTGCAACAGATAGTACAGCAATTATTGTTGGAGATTCTGGTGACACTGATAGATTATTCACATCAGGTGATGCAGACATGACTGAGACATACCAGTTTCAGAGTAACTACATGGCTAGATATAGTTCAGCAACAGATGTTGTTGCTACAGTAACAACTGGTTCAGCTTCTAGTGGCGTAGCTACTGTAACAGTATTAGTTGTAACAGACAGTCTCACTATTAAGGACTTCGGTTCAGTAGCTGATAACGGATCTGTTTAATATTTAAAGATTTTTAATTACTTAAAAAACGAAAGCACACTCACGGTGTGCTTTTTTTTTGATTTAATTTGCATAATCAGATAAATACAAATAATAAACACACACAGGAGCAAAAATGTTTGGCACAGGGAAAGATACTGAGTTAGACCGAGAAGCAGTATTTGAACAGTTGAAAATCGACGAAGGGGTCGTAAATGAAGTTTACCTTGATCATCTTGGGTATCCGACTTTCGGTATTGGACACTTAATTGTAGAGGGAGATCCTGAAGAACAACTGGGAGTAGGACATCCTGTTTCAGAAGACAGGGTTAAAGAGTGCTTCGAAAAAGATCTCGACACAGCAATCAGCGAATGCACCGCTTTATACGGAGATAGTTTCAACAATTGGCCCGGTACTGTGCAAGAGGTATTGGTAAACATGATGTTCAATATGGGTAGAACTAGACTAGGAAAGTTTATTAACTTCCGTAAAGCCTTAGAATCACAAGATTGGAAACAAGCAGGTGTTGAAGGTAGAGATAGCAGATGGCATAAACAAGTAACCAACCGTGCTGAAAGATTAATGGTTAGATTAGAGAGCATATAAAATGAAACTTAATGATATTATAACTGAAGGCAAAGGCAAATCACAAAAGCCAAAACCTTTTAACATAAAAAGAAATCCGGTTGCTAAGAATATTGAAAAATTCAATAGACCAGTAACACATAAGGATAAGAAGAAAGAACTTAAGAAGAAAGGACCCGAATTCAAAAAACACGATATATTTGGTGATATGGATGAGGGTACTTTTGTTTCCGCCAAGGCAGATATCATAGACAGTATTTTAAGACAAATAAAAGATAAGGCACTCAACGACGATACACTTGTTAAACAGTTAGCATCATTAATTAATTCTACAGCAAATCCAAGACGCCCAGGTAAACCAAAAGGTAATTGGAATTTAATTAGTCGTGATAATAAAGAAAAGGATATATTGCCAATGCCATCGATGGGCCCAATGCCAAGAGCAGTTAACGAAGAAGCTAATCCAGAACAAATACAAGCACAAATAGCCCAATTACAACCTTTAGCAGACAAATTAGAATACGGTCCACAAGCGGCAAGAGATATTACTAAACAAATTAAATATGCTGATACACATATGACTATAATCAATGAGCTTGGTGCGTTAGCAGAAAAACTGGGCCTAAATGAAAAAGAACTAGACTACTACACAAATCAAGTATTTGATGCAAAGAATAACTTAGAATCTGCTGTATATGAAACGGAAGAATTCTTCGATGACAAATATAAAGAAGTCGCATATAAAATTGAAGAACTTGAAATGGACTTACAAGATTTAGAATACGAAAAAAATAGAGAGCAATAATGCATTGGTTATTCATACTAACATTAAAAGCAATCTTATCAGGTATAATAGGCAGTAGTTTTTACGCATGGTTTAAAAACACTAAAGTAGGTGTTTGGTTCCAAGGTAAAATGAATAACACAATGGAATGGGTAGCAAAGAGATACGATATCGAAATTGCTAGTCGAGAGGAGAAATGGTTAGCACAATATCCCCTATTAAGCAACCGTATTGTAAAACTTGAAAAAGAAGTTGCTACCCTCAAAAAGAAAAAATAACAGCATATTCAGATATATTGTAAATTCTTTACAATAATGCATAAATATTTTCCGTAAAACCAATACGGAGTAACATAATAACATGCCAACAAAATTCAGACCATCTCAAACAACGAGAGAAAGACACACAGGGAAAACAACAACAACTCATTATTGGATGAAAGGGATGCCAAAAAAGGAGTTGTTTGAATATATTAATAATAGTAGTGGCAAACCTAAAATAAAGGGAAAGTGTCGAAATGAGCTTGTCAGACGTGGTATTAAAATAGCCTTAGTTACAAAAGAATCAGAATAATTTCCAAAAGTGATAAATACTTGTTAAAGTTCAGGAAATATTATTACTATGAAATTACATCAATTTTTCGAAGCACGACAAATGAAGGATCCTACAAAGGACTCCTTAGTTTCTAAAAATGGCAAGGTTATTGTTATTGACAAAGATCAAGAGGAAAATTACCTGGAGAAGGGTTGGGAGCTCGCTGAAGCATACCCTGTTTATAAAACAAAAGACTATATAGATAGACAAGACAGAAATCTAAAGAAAACTCCAGAAGAAAAACCCAAAAAAGTAACCAAGCTATCAGATTTAGTCAAAGATTTGAGTGGTAAATCAACTAAGTTAAGAGATTTTGGAAAAGGAATTTTTAAATTCGATGAAGAAGAGCCAAAAGAAGCCCACCCTGGCCCTAACTTTACAGTCAGATCTAATATTTCGTCTAGCCCTAAACCAAAAGGACACCCACCAGGTCCAATGATGAAAATGTATGGTCCTTTTGACAGAACCGAATTAAAGAAGAAATTAAAGAAGAAGATGCCTAAAGATTTGAGTGGTAAATCAACTAAGTTAAGAGATTTTGGAAAAGGAATTTTTAAATTCGATGAAGACTTAGATCCTAAGACAGCTACCAAAAAACAAATAAGACAAGCTGATATTAAAGGCGAAATTGGCGCAAAATACAAGGATATGAAAGCAGGTGAGTTTGCTAAAGCACATGGCGACCAATGGAGGAAGAAAAAACCTGTTGTTCGTTCAACTAAAAAAGATAAATTAGTTTCTATAAGTGTTAAAGAAGGTACAATGATAGGTGGCCTTATAAGATATGAAGATCAAACCGACGAAGAATATATAGATGCTCTTAAACTATATGCAGAATTTCATAAGGAACCAAGACCAGCAAATGAAGAAACCACCCAGATGGTCTCAGCCTTCCTCTCTGATGACGAGTTGTTTGATGATTTAATGGATGCAGAAGACCAAGGTTACACCGATGTTAGAGAAAAAGTCGATAATAGACTTGAACAATTAGGTGGATTAGATCCAGACTTAGCAAAGCAAAGTGGTCTCTTCGATGTAGATGGGGCTCTGAAATACCAAGAGAGTACCGACATAAATGATTTAAGAAAAAGAGCAGGATTAAAAGTAGCAAAAGAAGAGAAGTACCCACAATCTCTTTTACTGAAAGGCGACGAAGACGCGGCTAAAAAATCAAAAGCAGAAAGACAAAAAGATAAAGATACAAAGCTGAAGTTGGCCAAAGAAGAGACAGATTATTCAATGCCTAGATCTAAAAGAGAAAAAGAACAAGCTAAAAACTCTGCTACTAATGAGTTTACGCCAGATCATATACATTACGCTACGATGAAAAGAGTTAAAGCATATGACAAGACTAGAAAAACAGAAGAAGCATCTAAAAAACATGGCATAGCTACTGGTGAGTGGCAAAAACACATGGGCTCTGAGAGAGGCGTTAAAAGAAAAGTTGAAAAGATGACAAGAAAGGCTGGGAAGAAAGAAATAAGACAGCAAACACAAGCACAAGAAGGAGCATTTATTGATCAATTAGAGCCAGAATGGTCTGAAGGTAAGAGAAGACTTGGTAATGAACTTAGAGCAAAACTTGGAATGAAACAGTTACCTGATTTAGATTGGAAAAAAGACTTGGAAATGAAGCAAGCCAGGACAGCATTAAAAGCTAGGTTTGCAGAAGGTAATGCTTTAAGAAAAAGAGCAGGGCTTGAAGAAAAGGACGAATGGGACGATAGTAATGTTTGGGATAAAGAAAGTGATAGGTGGTTTAACTCTATTTTAGGCGATGATGACGAAGCTCATTATGAAGATTGGATGACTGCATTTGCACAATGTGAACCAGGTAGCAAAGAATGTGATATATTACTTACACATGAAGTCTTTTCAAATATGTTATCAGATGGACCATTAGACGAATTTGATGATTTGTATAAAGCATATGACGAAGGTAAAGCTGATGAAAATATGATTAGAAAGTATCAAGAACTTGCAAAAAGTCATTTAGAATCAGACAAAGCTAGGTTTGCAGAAGGCGAAGAAAGATCTGACGTTCAAGCACTAATGAGAGAGAAGTGCGAAGAATGGTTAGCAAATGTTCAACCTGGATCTTATTTAGGTTATGAGGATTTAGAAAGCGATATGTATGACTATGCTAGAGGCTTAACACATGATGATCTAGGCAGTGGAGATGATCTTAGAAACTTTATGGATAATCCGGGTGATGAAGCAGGACAAGTAGTTCAAGATGTTTTAGCAAGTAATCACAGAGTAGAAATTGAAGATTTATTCGCAGAAGGTGTTGAATCACAAAGCAAAGAAGAAAACCAAGTAAGTGCAATTTTAGGTAAAGCATTAGGCAAAAGTCCGGAGGAGGCATTGAGGTATGCTCCGGGAGAACTATTTTCAGAATTAGAAAGTGTTAACCCAGAGTTAGCAGATTCCATTGCAAGTATAAGCAGTATAGTATATAATGTAAAACTAGAAGAAAAATATGACGGATACTACTTAGCTCAAAGAGCCGCTGACTTATGGCACAAAGACAATCCTAATAAAAGGCGAGATGGATATTTTAGAGTAGGTGTAGACGTGCAAGACGAATACGCAGAAAAGGCTGGCGGCAAGAAAGGCAAATACCGCGGACATGGTGCTAGTGAATGGACTACAGAAGAAGTTGAAGCTCGGCCAGCTCGTGCAGAATTACAAAAGTATTATGATACACAAACAGGTACGCTTCGACAGAAAATAACTAAAACTGAAAAGAAATTTAAAATTAAAAAACTAAGAGTTTTAGGTGGGCATGTGATGCGGTCAAAGAACGAAGAAGTTAAAAAAATTGGTGAAAAGCTTCGTAAATCTACTTTACCAAAAATAACTCAAGCAGATAAAGACGATGCTGTAGATTTCCTTGGATCTATTAAAAGAACTGACCCAAATGCTTATAAAAGACTTATTAAAAGATTAAAAGATTAAAATGACTAGTAACACAATACAGTACATCACACAAACTTGTTTTTTTAAAGAATTTAAAATAAGCAATGATGATGCAGAATTTGAATATCATCTAGATAAAACTAGTAGATTTTTAAAAGTGCTTAATA